CATGCTCAACATGATGCTCACTTTTTGGTTTGTTGGCCGCAGTATTGAGAAGTACAACAAATCGTGAATGAAGCCAAGAAGCTTTGCAAGGATGTACTGATCAAGCCCTTTGAGGGACTTGCAAAGCGTCTGCCTGATGGCCGTGTGACGGCTTATCCCGACCCTGGTACGCGTGGTCATCCATGGACCATAGGCTGGGGCGCTACAGGCCCCGAGATCAATCCTGGTACGGTGTGGACCATTGAGCAGTGTGAGGACGCGCTAGATCATCATGTTGAGTATTTTGTGCGTGGCTTGCTCAAGATGTCACCAGGCCTCTCTAAAGCACTTCCAAGGCGTATGGCTGCCGTGACAAGCTGGGCTTACAACTGTGGCCTTGGCAATTACAGGGTCAGCACCTTCAAAAAGCGTATTGATGCTGGCGATTGGGATGGTGCTGCCGAGCAGTGTTTGCTGTGGAATAAAGCCGCTGGCAGGGTTTTGCCAGGCCTAACGCGTAGGAGGGCGGCTGAGGCCGCGTTAATGCGATGAGTTCAGCAACCAAGTCAGATCCAGCCAAATGGAAGCGCATTGTTGCGTCTGTGAAAGCCTCGGGTAAAGGTGGTTCACCAGGCCAATGGAGCGCCCGTAAAGCGCAATTAGCCACCCAGAAATACAAAGCCTCGGGTGGGGGTTACAAAGGCCCTAAAAAAGCGGATAATTCGCTCTCAAAGTGGACCAAAGAGGACTGGGGCACGCGCAGTGGCAAACCCAGCACCCAAGGACCTAAAGCAACAGGCGAGCGTTACTTGCCCAAGGCAGCACGAGAGAAGCTCACACCTTCTGAATACGCGGCAACAACCCGAGCCAAGCGTGAAGGAATGCGGCAAGGCAAGCAGTTTGTGCCCCAGCCCGAATCGATTAAGAAGAAGGTGTGGTAATGGCCTACGCAATGACTTACAACAATCTGGTGACGGACATCCAGCAGTACCTGGAGCGCACCGACGCCGAGACCGTGGCTCGTATCCCTACCTTTATTGGGCTTGCTGAACAAGTCATTGCCAGCCAGATCAAGTTTCTTGGCAATCTGACCGTGCAAAACAGCGCGATGAACGCGGCAAACCCAGTCATTGACAAGCCTGCACGCTGGCACAAAACCGTGTCCATGAACATCACAGTGGCAGGCAAGCGTTACCCTGTACTGCTACGAAAGTATGAGTACCTGCGTGAATATTGGCCTGATCCGACGCTGACTGATGTTCCAAAGTTTTACTGTGATTACGATTACACGCACTGGTTCGTAGCGCCGACACCGACCATCGCCTACAACTTTGAAGTGCTTTACTACGAGCGTGTCGCGCCGTTAGACATCACGAATCAAACCAATTGGTTTACGGTTTACGCGCCGCAAGCATTGCTTTATGGGTCGCTCTTACAAGCCATGCCGTTTTTGAAGAATGACGAGCGCACTCCCGTGTGGCAAGCGCAGTATGACGCCATCATGCAAACCCTCATGGCCGAGGATAAGCTGCGTATCGCTGATCGCCAGGCCATTGCCGCGGATAGTTAATCATGAGCTATACCAGTCCCTTCACTGGCGATGTCGTCCAGCCTACGGATGTCTCGTATGAATCCATCACACTGACTGCCAACTTGCAGTTGGTGTGGCCTATCAATGGCAACCTCAGTACCGACACCCCGGCAGCACGCATTATGGATGTGTCAGCCTCCAGTGCCGGCCTTGAGTTGCGCATGCCTGCTGCTGATCAAGTCTCAGTGGGTCAAGACGCGCTCATTAAAAACACGGGCGCTCATACCTTTACCGTTAAGACTTATGACGGCACGGGAACGATCGTTGCGATCGCATCAGGCACATCACGCTACATTTACCTGACCAATAACAGCACTGAAGCAGGCTCATGGTCCAACTTTGAATTTGGTGCTGGGACCTCAAGTGCTGATGCGGCCACGCTTGCTGGTGCTGGCCTTTTGGCTTCGGGACTGACGCTTAATCAAAGCCATCCTGTGGTTTCAATTGTCGCAAGCCAATCCTTTGTTGATGGCGATCGCGCTAAGACTTATGTATGGGGTGGTGGCGCTACAACGGTGACTTTGCCTTCAGCGGTAACGGTGGGTGATAGCTGGTTCATGCTGCTTAAGAACAATGGCACGGGCACGCTTACCCTGGATGCGCCAGGCTCACAATTGATTGATGGCGCTTTAACCAAAGCCTTCCAGCCCAGCGAGTCGGCCTTTATTGTTTCAACGGGAACGGCCTTTGTCACGATCGGTTATGGCGTCAGCACGCAGTTTGAGTTTGGCGTACTGACCAAAACAGTCACAAATGGAACCTACACGCTGACAGCCAACGAAGCTGCCAATGTCATACAAATTTATAACGGCGTCTTAAGCAATGATGTCACGATCATTGTCCCGCCAGTTACTAATTTTTATATCATCAGCAATCAAACTACGGCCGGTGGTTTTACGCTAACTATTTCAACGGGTGCGGTGGGTGCCAATACGGCCACGGTTCCCGCATCAGGTCAGGCCACGCTTTTTTGCGATGGCACAAACATTTTCAACGCCAATACCACGCAAGCAGGCGGCACCTCGTTTAGCCTTGTTAACGGCTCTGCTGGCAGCCCATCACTTAACTTTGGATCTGAGACCAATACGGGCATTTACAGGCCTGGCGCAGGGCGTTTTGGTATTTCAGTGCTGGGAACTCAGATTGTTGATGTCAATGCGAATGGCGTCGATGTCACAGGTACAGGCAACTTTACGGGCGGTGTTAGTGGGGGCACCTTCTAATGACCAACAAGGTCTTTTCGCTCGACACCAAGCCAGGCATTCAACGCGACGGAACTCTTTTTGACAAAGAGTTTTATACCGACGGTCGTTGGGTACGCTTTCAACAGTTTGGCGGTGGTGTGGCGCGGCCTCGAAAGATGGGCGGTTATCGCGAAATCGTGAATGACTTAGCAGGCCCCTCACGGGGCGTTTTTGTAGTGGTAAGGAATCAGTACAACAATGTCTATAGTGGCTATAGCGATGGCTTGCAAGTTGTGCCCATCAGCAATACTGGCGTGGGTTCTGGCGTTACAGACTTTAGCTTTGGCGGCCCGGTCACTGCTTTAAGCATTGTGGATGGTGGCACGGGCTATGCAAGTGCAACTTATACCAATGTGCCTTTGATTTATAGCACCTCGGGTACTGGCCTGGGTGCTGTGGCCACAATTACAGTGACAGCGGGTGTCATCACCGCGGCCACAATTACAGGTGGCGGCGTTAGGTTTGTGGCAGGCGACTTGTTAACCGCAACTGATGCAAGCCTGGGAAGTGGTGGTGGCTCGGGCCTAGTCTTGCAAGTCTCAACGATTGATTCGCCGTTTGTTGCATCAGACATGAATTCATGGCAGTTTGATACTTTTACTGACACGGTCAGTTATCAAACCAATCTGCTTGTAGCGCATCCTTCGCAAGACTTAGACAGCATTGACTCAGAAATCAATACCAGGCTTTTATGCGGCCCTTTAACGGGCACGACCTTATGGGCTGCAGGCCTTTTTGCGGTTGATAGTTGCGTGGTTACAAGTGGATCTGCCACCGTCACGCTTGCAGCACTTGATCCTAAAATTGCCGCGGGGCAAGTCGTCAAAGGCTATGGCATTCCTGCCGGTACAACCGTGGTTTCTGTCGTCGCAACGACAGTCACATTGAGTGCCAATGCAACAGCTTCAAGCACGACGACACTGACCTTTGACAATGAAGTATCCATTTCAGGCGGTGTCGTCTCATTGCATCCGTATGTTTTTGTTTATGGCAATGATGGCCTGATTTGGAATTGCTCGGCAGGTGACATTGATGATTGGGTCTCAGCAGACGCTAATCGGGTCAATGCGGCCACGGGCAAGATCTTGCAAGGCTTACCAGTCCGAGGCGGTTCTAACGCGCCTAGCGGCCTATTTTGGTCCTTGGATAGCCTGATTCGCGTGTCTTATGCGCCGCAATCACTGGGCGTTCCTGGCACGGCAAATTTTGCCGCTACGACTTACTGGCGTTACGACATCATCACAAGTCAATCATCGTTCATGTCGTCTTCAGCAGTCATTGAGTACGACGGTATTTATTACTGGGTGGGCGTTGATCGATTCATGCTCTACAACGGGGTGGTCAAAGAAATTCCCAACCCGATGAACCAAAACTATTTCTTCGACAACTTGAACTACACCCAGCGTCAAAAGGTGTGGGCATGCAAGGTTCCCAGGTTTGGTGAGGTGTGGTGGTTCTACCCTCGAGGCGATGCTACTGAATGCACTGATTGCGTGATCTTCAATGTTCGAGAGGGGACTTGGTATGACACGGGCGAAGCTTTGGGTTCGCAACGCTCTGCTGGCTACTTCTCTCAGGTCTTCCGCTTCCCAGTGGAGGCGGGTTATGAGATCAATACGGCAGATGCCATCAATCAGGTAAGCATTACCGATGCTGGCAGCGGCTATGCTGATGACACCTATTCATATCAAACGCTAACAGGTGGCACGGGAACGGGCGCCACCGCAACGATGGAAGTCGTTAATGGCGTGGTGGTATCAGTCATCATCAACAATCGTGGTTCAGGCTACACGGTGGGCGATACGCTGACTGCAACGCTTGATGGTGTCGGCATAGATTTTGAAATCACGGTTGATACGCTCATGCAGCTTGTGTCTTTATGGCAGCATGAGATTGGAAAAAACCTTGTGCAAGGCACCAATGTACTGGCCATTGAAAGCTCATTTACGACTTCAGACTTGGGCGTGATTGCTGGTGGTCCGGCAACCTTTTCCCCGGTCGGTGAAAACAAATGGACGCGGATTGAGCGTGTCGAACCCAACTTTATTCAGGTCGGTGATTTAGACCTTTACATCGTTGGCAGACCTTATCCAGACCAGCCCGATCAAGTGACAGGACCCTATACCTTTGCGCCTGGCACAAGCAAGATTGACATGAAAGAGCAACGCCGTTTATTGCGCTTAAAATTCGTATCCAACCAAGTCGATGGCGATTACCAAACAGGCAAAGTGATTGTGGATGCAGACTTTGGCGATGTGCGGGGGTACACCGTATGACGATCGCACTGGTTTATGACCCCAGGTATCACACCTTTGACTCATGGGCATCGCTTATGTGCGAGGCTTATGCTGGCCAGCAACTGCAAATTCCTGGGCCTGATGTCGAGTGGCAGTCATGGGCTGCCGGCCTTAAAGCGATCGATATTTTTGCCAATGAAGCGATTCCTGAGCCTTATGGTTTTGAGGAGTGGTATGACTGGGCAACCGCAGTGGTCAATGCTGTGAACTCGAGGCCAGGTCAATGAGCACATCAACCGCCTATCAATATGCAACGGGTGAAGGTGGCATTGGCTTAGATGCCATGAATGAGAACATTCGCAAGTTTTTTGCGGGTACGCCCACGGAAGAAGCCACGCGTGCTGCCATGTCGCAGTTCGGCGTATCGGATGAAGACATTCAAAGGGCTACAGGCAAGTCACTTGCTCAATACTATCCTGGCGCATTACCGACAACGAGTACAGCGCCAGCAACTGGCGCACTGCCAACTGCAGCATCACCACTTAGTGTGGCATCAAATCAACTGACACCAACCGCTGATGTAAGCCTAACGCCTTCAGGTACGGGAAACTTAGCGCCTATTGGATCAACCGCTTATCGTTCTGCAATTGGTCAGGGTGGCATCGGCCTTGAGGCCATGAATCAGAACATTCTGAATTATTTGGCTAACAATCCAACCGAAGTTGCGGCTCTTGCTGAAGCTAAAAAGTGGGGCGTATCTCAAGAAGATATTGAGCGCGCAACTGGCAAGTCTTACGACCAGATTTTTCCAGAGCTATTTAGGCCTGGCAGGGTGCTTACCAGTGGGTTTGTAAGCCTTTCTCA